AATGGAGATTTCACCAGTTGTTAATGCTTTTTCTGAAGCTGGTGAAGCTTTTGACGACGTTGTCGCTCATTCCAGCTTGGCTTCAAGTGTTTTAACTGAGACACCAAAACGAATTGCTGTGGGTGTTGCGACAATAACAACTCTTTTTGCTGTAGTTTGTTGTTTTGCTGGGGCGGCTTATCTTAAGAGCCGTCGACCACCCCGGATTTCTATTACTCCATTTTCTCGTGGCTTTGCCGTTAAACAAGGAAACCATGTTAACGCTTCTGGAGGCAAAGATTTTGAAGCAGATGCTCGAAACTGGGACAACGTTTCCAAGCAAGAAGAAGCTCAAAGAGAACGATTAGATCGTGTTTCTGAGATGGCAGCCGATTTTCATTATTATGGAAAGGCCTCCATTCAAGGAGTTCAAGGTCTAGAGTTTGGTCGTTTTTCTGCGCCGCCAGAGTTTGAAAAGTATGTCTGTAAAGATATTATCACGCCTATTTCCGGGCCTTCCTTTGAACTTCAAGGTAAGTATCTTCCTGATAACATAGGTGCAGTTATTAACCGCACTTTTGGAGTCTTTTCATCGAGTTCTTGTAGAAAAGAAGAATATTTGCTAAATGCCTTTCTTGTGGGAAGGTATATGTTTTGTGAAGCTCACAATTTACGACCAGAAGTCGTTCTTCGCTCATCGGTAGGGCAAAAATTTGTTGTTCGGCAAGAGCAATGGCGCTTAGTGCCAGGTCATACTGATCTTGTTTGCATGCTTTGGAGTAGCCCTGTTTCTTCCATGCGTGTTTCACTTGGGATAGCAAAACCAATGGACCCTGTGGTTTTAGTATCAAGCCGAGGTGACTCATATGCTTGCAAGGAAGGCATTGTTGTTGGTCTTGGCCCAGTTTATGGATGGGCAACTTATGAAAGCATAGCAGGGGATTGTTGTGGTCCTGTTGTTAATAATCAAGGGCTGATTGTTGGTTTTCACCAATTAGGCACCAAGTATTACTCGAACGGTTTTCTTAAAGTGGATTCTGCTCTTATTGAATTTGTTTCTCAGAACGCCCAACCAATGTTAGTTATCCCTGGAGAGGTTCAAGGTGAAGGCTTTACGTACGAGAGAGATGAAACTCTTCGTGCTGGTGTCTGTTTGAAGAACAAACGATTTTGTGGCCATTTTCAAGCTTATGCAGTGGCTAACAAGGTTCCATTGGGCCTTGACAATTATTGGTTGCCTGACTTCAAACAAGGAGTGCTAGAAGAAGGAATTCGACGGTTTGACCATGATGAACCTGTCCCTGATCATTTTGTTCTCCAAGCTAGTTTTGCTGATCTAGTAACAGAAATATCAACACACACTTCATTAAGCCAAAAGAAAAACATAGAATATGTCCACGCAGCGGCAGACCTCACTTCAAGTCCTGGTTTTCCGTTTTGCTTAGATTATTCTAAAAAGGCTACTCTCTTTGCTGCAAAAGGAGAGATATGGCGAGATTTTGTCAACCGACCCTTAAGTGTTTATTGGTATGCAAAATTGAAGTGTGAAGTCCGAGAAGCTGGAAAAGCTGCTCGTGCGTATTTAGCCTGCCCAGTTGATTACGCGTACTACAGCAATATATACTGTCTGGACTTTAATGAAAAGTTTTATGAAGCTGGCGCTAAGTTGAACGGTTTCTTTTCAACAGTGGGTATGGATCCTCATTACGGAGGCTGGCAAAAACTGAAAGATGGCCTTTTCTCTCAAGGCTTTTCGTTTGATGGCAAGAGATTCGATTCTCGTGTCCATTCATTTTGCTTATGGCTTTGTTGCCAACTTCGCATTCTCCGAGGGCAGTCTTTGTGTGTTGATGAATTGATTTGGTGCTACCGCCATATCATTTTCTCAAAGATTAAGACACCTGAGGGCTTCTCTGCTTCTAAAGTCTTAGGTATGCCTTCCGGAGGGGTTAACACTATAGTTGATAATACTATGGTGTTATACCTGATGGTTAACTACGCGTTTCGGAAAGTATGTTCTTTACCTTTTCGACAACACGTGAAGTTGGCACTTAATGGTGATGACAGTCTTATTACGTTATCGCCGGAGGCTTGCAAACTTTTCGACGCTAAGAAGTTTACTGCAGTGTTACTCCAAGATTTTGGAATGACGTTCGAAACTACTAACTGGGAAGCGGTGCCACTTGAGAAGCTTGACTATCTTTCTCGCTTCTTTCATACTAAAATGTCAGGAGTTGTTGTCCCTTATTTTAAATTTGATAAAACTCGTGCTTCTTTGAGTTTCTCTCGGCATGAAAGAAGTCCAGGATATTCTCTAGTTCGTGCTTTTGGAATTTATGCAGAAATGTGGACTAATGTCGAAGCGCGTCAAGTCCTTAAAGGATACGTAGAATGGTTAAAGACTCTTCTAGTGCCTGGAGATCCTTGGAACGTTGTTGCTCTGGCAATGGAAAAACCTGAGTGGGAACACTTTACTTTGGCAACAGGGTTAAGTGTTATGACTATACCGGGAGAATTACAAAGTGCAACGCCCGGTAAAGGAATTATTGCAAAACCTTTACAACCAGAGATGGATGCTATCAACAAAAATAAGATTGCCAATTTGGGTGGCAATAAAAAAGTTCCCCAACAAAAAAAGAAAAACAAGAAAACGCAAG